TTCTTTAAGAATATATTTTGAGTACATAATTATATTTTTCAATAACTTTCAAACATTTCTATAAATTCTTACAATAAATAAATTATGTACTCATTTTATTTAATACTATTCATAATAATATTTAAAAAATTGATATCTAAATTATATAAAAAGCAATAATTACATAAGTAAAATAGTATGGTAGACGTTAGAAATGCACAGCAAATCACAAATATTAATAATCGTAAAAAAAAATATAAAGAAGGTATCGAAGGATACGATACTAAAAAATTAGGATATTTTACATCAAAATACTTTGAATGTATAGATGATTCTTTTGTTAAAGTGTCAAACGATAAACAAAAGTCGTATTTAAATATAGCATCAAAAATTGCTATTAAATCACCTATGTTTACACATAAACATGGTGCAATAATTATATATAAAGATAAAATTATTGGAACTGGTTATAATTATTATATGGGAGACTTTAGTATTCATGCGGAAGTAGCTGCAATTTCACATGTTAAAAAGAAACAAAGATATCTTTTGCAAGATTGTGATATATATGTTGTAAGGATTGGTCCCGACAGTCTTGATAATCCTCTAAAATACTCAAGACCGTGTCCTAATTGTCAAAATACTATAATGAAATATAATATTAAAAATGCATATTATTCAACGTCATATGAATATGACGAATTTAGAAGTTCAAATGATAAAGTAAATACTTGTACGTTTCAATAATTATTTATAATGTCAATAATACTTTTGGTATAATTCTTTTAAGGTTCTGTTTCATTACTTTTTCTGTTTCTTCTTCAAAAATTTGTTTATACAATGTATCATCATGTTGCATAATTTTTGCTTTAATATCTGTCATTTTTATCGGAACTTTACATTCTTTTTTATTTATTTTGATACGACCGTGTTGAGTATTTAAATCATTATATTCGAAAACAGTCATAAACTTTATCATTGTTTCACTTATTGCTTTTTGATGATTTTTTCGTTCTTTCAATGCGATTTCTAACTTTCTAATTTGATCATCATATTTGATATAATCATTTGCAAGATTTTTAAAAGAATCTAATTCTTCACATGTAGGCTCTTTTTTTACTACATTGATAATTTCGTCTATTAGTGATGACGTTTCGTCCATTCTATATATACTTTATTATATAGGAATATATATATAATCCTTAAATTACTTTTTAATCGCTTTTCTCAATAATAAACTTTTCTAATTTAGAAATATTTCTTTCTTCATTGTATTCTTTAACAAAAACACCTTTATTATATTTAATTATTGTGGGAAATCCAACTACATTTTTTACATATTTTTTATCTAAATATTGTAAAAAGTCTGCTTCTACATTAATAATGAATACATTATTGGAATTTTCATATTTAGAAGATATTTTATTCCATTTAGGTTTTAAATCAATGCAATGTCCGCAAAATGTCATATAATATAATATCGTAACATTAGTTTCAGTTTTCAATATTTTTTGAATATCTTTTTTATTCTCTTTAGTTAAATTAGATATCATTTCTATTATATAATAAATAATTTATTAATTTGAATAATTTTTTTATCTGTAATATTAGATAATTTTTTTATCAAAATACTAAAAAAAACATCATTTTTATATTTTTCATTCATTATTTCACAATATCGAATATCTTTCAATTTTGTAACATTATAATATAATATATCACTATAAAATAAATCATTAATATCGTCGTTTTTATAAGTAACTCTTTCGTTAATAAAGAATTTTTTTACAATTTCTTTATTTAAAATTTCTTTACCATATATTTTAAGCATATTATCATATATATCTCTGTAAATTATATTTTCATAATTATGACATTTTATTTGTCTATTTTTATAAGTAGTTGTGTTATCCTGAAGATTATCTATAAATACTAATCTATTATTTATAACATTTTCATAATTTTTTTCCAATAATTTATTATTATATTTTTTTTTAAGACTTTTAAATATAACTTTATATACTTTAGATAAAGACTTTTCATGAGATATTGAGTTCTCTCTTGTAAAATATGGTTTATTAAACTTAATACCTGATGCTTTTTCTATTAAAGGGGCAACTACATCATTAACCCATGAATAAGAACCATTAGAATATAAATATATCTCACAATTTATATATTTTTTATTTATAAAATCAATAAACTCTTTGAAATAAGGTCTTAACAAACCTTTCTTTAAATCAGATATATAATTATTTTCATATTTATAACCTGGAAATATATTGTCAATATGTTCGTATATACTGAATTCTCGCGATATGTATTTTACATCTCCTAATATACATTCATCAATATCAAATATGAATATATAAGGTAATTTATTTATCATTTTTCTATAAATAAGATATAAATTAATATTATTATATTATAGATATAATAGGTTTTTATGAACGACTATTCAACAATAGATTATTATGAAAATTATGATATGAAAACTCTTAGTTCTCAAATATCTTGTCACAATATGTCTTCATTATCTAGTAAATATACGTTAAAACAAAATACTTTATTTTCTGGAAAAATACAAACTGAATTATGCGATAATGCTAAATATTATGATAATAATATAGATAGTATAAAAAAAAAAGAAGGTGAAATTATAAAAGGTTTCTCTGTTAATAAAAAAAGTTGTATATATAAAAAACCATTTTATGAATCTGGAGATTGGGTAAATCAATATAATATTAGCGATACTTACAAAAGTCAAATGAATACATATAAACTATTTGATTATCAGTCAAAGGCAAAAATTGGCAATTTTGAATATAATAAATAATAGCTAATAATATTTTAGATGTTTAAACCAAATATTCATAATATAATTATCATTATATATAAAAAAATGATATGTATATTATATTAATGCTTGTAACATGTCTTATGTTGATATTATAAAAAAAACAGAAAACTTTGCGAAAGAATATATGAAAAAATATGATGATTCACATAGTTATGAACATGTTTTTAGAGTTAGAAATATAGCTATAAAGATAGCAAAAAGCTTGAATTTGGATGAACAAGAATTATTTGAAATAGAATTAGCTTCTTTAGTTCATGATATTAATGATCATAAATATAATTTTTCTGAACAAACACAGAAAGAAACTTTGGAATTTTTTTTCAAAGACTTTTTAGATATATCTATTATGAATAATGTTATTTATATAGCATGCAATGTGAGTTTATCTAATGAAATTGAAATGGCAAATAATAATATATTTATAAGTTCGTTATTGTTAGATTGTGTAAGAGACGCAGATAGAATTGAATCATTAGGTGCAATTGGTATTTCTAGATATTTTACATATGGTATTATTAAAAAAAATAATAAAATATCTGAAGTAATCAAAAATATTGAATCAAGAACAAAATCTTTAATGCTTTATATAAAAACAGATATGGGTAAAAATATAGCAAATCAAAAATATAAAATAAATGAATTATTTAAAATGGATTATAATAATTCTCTATAAAATTACTAATATATTAGTTTTAAAAAATGATAAATATATATATATATTATAATAATGCAGATAAACTATTTCATAGGAGCACATATAAAAAAAAATAAAACAATATGTGAAACAATGAATACTATAAAAAATAATGGCGGAAATGCATTGCAAATATTCATTTCAAATCCATTAAGCGCTTCTCTTGTTAATATAAATAATTATACAAATATTTGCGAAGATGTAAAAAAATATCTTTTAGATTATAATTTTAAACTTATTATACATTCTCCATATACTATAAATATATCCAAAGATTATAAGAATAATAAAAGAACTTTGCCTATTGAAGAATGTTATTGGATTAAGTTAATTTTACATGAATTATGTATTGCAAATATGTTAAATGCCGAAGGTGTTGTATTACATGTGGGAAAACATGTAAAATTATCATATGAAGATGGCTTAAAAAATATGAAAAAATCAATTGAATATATTATCGAAGAAATGAAAAATAAAAATTATAATACAAAACTTATTATTGAGACACCAGCAGGTCAAGGAACTGAATTATTAAAAGATTTAAATGATTTTGTTAAGTTTTACAATAGTTTTACGATAGAACAACAAAAATACATTGGTATTTGTTTAGATACAGCACATACTTGGGCGTTAGGATATGAATTGATAGAAGCATACGATATTTTATTTGAAAAAAACGAAGAAAATATATCTGTTATTCATTTAAATAATAGTAGTGTATTTAAGGGGTCATTAAAAGATAGGCACGCTACAATGCTAAATGGTATGATTTCTTCAAAGTCTATATTAGACTTTATAAAAAAATTTAAAAATAAAAAAAACCCACCTACAATTATTCTTGAAACACCTACCGAAAAATATAATGAAGAAATAGCTATTATATATGATAATTTAAATTAGTCTGTTACTTTAATCCAATCATGTGGGCGTAAATCTTCCAATTTATGATTATAATAATAAGGACCAAACCAAACATCAGGACATATGACAACAGCATTTTTATTTTCATAAGAATGTGATAAATATGCACCCATCCACGAAAATGTACTATTTCCTATTATAAAATGATTTGCTGAGTTCATTAATAATAGTTGTTTCCAATCTGGGATATTATCAGATATTTTTACAAAGTTCAAATTTTTAAAATGTATATTTATTTGTCTTTTATATTCGTCAACTATATTATTGTCAATATCTTGACAAAAATATAAAATATCATATTCGTATATATTTATATTTTTTTCTATCAAAGCATTGAATGAATTAATATAATAGTTTATATTTTTGATTGGATGAAGATTTTGAAGATTATAATAATCACCTATGCGAAAATGTACTGCTATAGTTTTTTTTTTGAAATATTCAGGATTTTCTGTTTTAACATTTATAATTTGACTTTCCAACCCTATTATATTTTTTATTTTATTAATATTATGTTTAAAATATCTATCGCTTTGAAAATAACCATTTAATACTATATCAAAATCATATTTAGGTATATTATTATAGTTGAAAAAAGGTTCTTTATAAGTTTTTTTAATATTTATACTTTCACAAGATATTTTTTTATTAATCTTTTTAAAAAAAGTATCCCAATAATATTTTTTTGTTGAATCATTACTATAATATATTATATAGTCATTGCAATTATCTATATAATAAGATAACATACAAAAAATCATAAATATTTGATTTCCTAATCCAGAATGAATATTAATAGCTACTTTTTCCATAATATATATAATAACATTATTTATAATTCTTATATGAGATATCAAAAAATAAAATAATAATACTTGCTACTATGGTAAGATAAATATACAGTGGTTATATCATAATTAATGTTCTTGAAAATATTGCCTTCAAAAGCCATTATCCAAAAAAGGATTTTTGCTTATACTACTTTTAAAATTTAACCATTATTTCAGGATATATAATAATAAAATTTTAATAATTATTCATAAATTAAATTCACTTTTTATAAAAATATAACAAAAATTGATATATAGTATTAATAATAGAAATATTATATTAAAAATGTCATCAGTTGAAGATAATGTTCAAAACAACACACAATGCACAATTACTAAAAAAATAATCTCGTTAATGACAGTTCCAATAATTGATATAGATATTAAAGCAATTGATGATATTTATAAGAAATGGAAAAAAGATAAAAAAGAAGAAAAAGCAGATGCCGTGAAGAATAAAAAAAGTGAAAATAAAAACAAACCTAAAAAAAATAATAAAAAACTTGACGAAAATGGAGAAGTAAAAGTCGTTCAATTGTCTAAATATCAGATATTTGTAAAAGAAATTCAACCTTATATCAATGAAACTTATCCTGGTATTGCAAATAATGAACGTATGATTAAGGTTGGTGATGAATGGAAAAAACACAAGGCAAAAAATGCAGATCTTGAAGAAAAACCAGAAATTGTTGAAAAGAAAGAAGAAAAACCAGAAATTGTTGAAAAGAAAGAAGAAAAAAAGGTTGTTGATAAAAAAGACAAAGAAGAAAACTTTGAAATTACAGAAGAAAAAACAGAAATTGTTGAAAAGAAAGAAGCAAAAAAGAAACTTAAAAAATAATCTGTTTAAAAAATTGCTATTATTATATTAATATTTAACTATATATTTTTTATAATTGCAAGAAATGTTGCAAATCCGTCAGCAATATTTACATTATTATTATAACTTGATAAACGTATGTCAAAATGTATCCATTTATTTCTATATTCATATGGTATAAAATTCATTAAGAATAAACTTGCCATAAACCCATCACTATTTTTACACTCAAAACCGTAATTTTTTACATCGGCTACATTAGACGTTATATATTCCATATATTCAAGCCAAGCAGGTATTCTATAACTTCTCTCTGCATACATATTTCCATATTTTATAACACAATTAGCTAACTTTTCGTTAGTTGTAAAATGTGTAAAACTTGTATGACAATTAATATTTTCAGACCAACCTGTTAATGTTGCAAAATCTAAAATATAATCAGGTTTATATATTTTACATGTATATGCTAAAGCATCTGCTAATATTAATCTACCTTCTGCATCAACGTCAATAATTTCAACGGTTTGTCCATTATATGCTGTAATTATATCATTTGGTTTTGTAGAATTATTAGATATTACATTTTCTACAAGAGGGCATATGCAAACAATTCTATTATCATAGTTTGATTTTGATAAAGCATCTAGTAACCCTATACACATCGAGGCACCTTCTTTGTCCATATGCATATTATTCATATAATTATAGGTTTTAATCGAATACCCACCTGTATCTATTGTAACTCCTTTTCCAACAAGAGATATTGTTTTTTTATAATTAGGTGGTTTATAATCTATTATTAAAAATCTTGGTTTGTTTTCCGAAGAACCACCTATTGCATATACCAAGTTTAAACCCAATTTTTTAATCATTTTATCATCAAAAACTTTTATATCAATATAACTTCTATTTTTAAAGATGCTAATAGCATTTTTTGAAAACTTTTCAGGTGTAAATATATTTGAAGGTTCATTTATGATATCGCGTGTTAAATGAGATGATTCTATAATATTTATAAGTTCTTGTTTTTTTATATTTGATATTTGAGGTACATAAAATAGAATATTTTTCTCAATATTTTTTTTTGATTTATATTTATTAAATGAATAAATACCTTGCGTTATTCTATATATAAATGCGTTTATAAATATTGTTTTTAATGACCTTAAATCAAAAATAATATCTTCGTTTATATCTGGCGAAAGAATATCACATTTTTTTTTTATATTTGAAGATTCAGTTATAATATTTAGAATATTTTTTATATATATATTTGCATTTTTATTTTTCGATGATACAGATATTATATTTCTATTTTCTAATTTATCTATAAATTCAATTTTCATTCTATTTTATATATATATTAGAATTATCTAAATTATATATTTTATCTGCTATATCGATAGCTGTTTTTTTATGAGCTATTATAATCATCGTAATATTTTGTGTTTTATAACATTCTCTAATTGTGTTTTGTACTAATTCTTCGCACTCGGGATCTAAAGCCGAGGTTGCTTCGTCAAATATAATTATTTTAGGTTTTCTAATTAACGCTCTTGCTATTGATATTCTTTGTCTTTGTCCCCCAGATAATGAACCTAATTCTGTTCCTTCAAGAATTGTTTGATATTGATTTGGTAATTTACATATAAACTCGTGGGCGTTTGCTTGTTTTGATGCTTCAATAATATCATTTTCAGTCGCATTTTCAATGCCATATGCTATATTGTTAGCAATTGTATTTGTAAATAATATTGTATCCTGCGCTACATACCCTATACGATTTTTTAACCACATATTATCATAATTTATAATATCAACATCATCAATAAGAATATTACCATTATCTAATTCTAATATTCCTATTAATAATTTGACAAGTGTACTTTTTCCAGAACCAGACTTTCCAGTTATAGCAATTTTTTCACCATGTTTAATTTTTAAGTAAAAGTTTTGCAATATTGGTTTATCTGAAGATGAATATTTAAATGTAATATTTTCAAAAAAAATATCTCCTGTTATATCATTTTCAGGTATATAATAACCATCATAATTTAAGTTAGAATCTAATACTTTAATTATTCTATTATAAGGTTCTCTACATTTTATAAATTCGTTATTAAAATGAATTATTGATTTAATATTTTCATATAAACTTTGATTGTGCAATATAAATGTAATCATATTATCAATATTGTTTAAATATTTTGCTATAAATATTATAGTAATTGTTATCAATGTTGGTATATTACTAATAAATAATAAATTAGTTCCATATAATAATGTTTCTTTATATTTATAATTCATTATTTTATTACAATATCCAATATATTTATTATATGATTCTCTCTCGGTAGCATAAGTCTTAATAAGAGAAATATGAGATATTGTTTCTCGTGTATATGTATTTATTTCATTATTTATTTTTTCATATCCTATCATAATTTTTTTATATATTTCGTCATAATAATGAGAAATAATAAAGTTAATTGGTATCAATAAACAAGACAATAAAGTTAATTTAAATGATATTTTGGAAAGTAGCCATATTGTGGCAATAACATGTATATAAGTTCTAGATATAATATTGATATTTAAAGAAATAATGTCAGATACTATTCTTACATCATTTGTAACATATTCTAATAATGTATTAATAGGAATAGTTTCATAAAACTTAGTTTTTTGATTTATAATTTTATTAAAAACTTTTTTCCTTATTCTATCATTAATACATTTTTGCGAATATGCAAAAAAAGCACCTCTTAAAGACATTGCAATCATAGATATTAAGTTTGTGTATAGTAATAATTTTAATCTATCTTTTGAAAAGTCTCCTTGCATAACTTTAAATATGTGTTCATTTGAATAAACTCCATAATAAGAACCTGTGCAACCACATATTAATCCCGATATGCAATATTTTATATCATTTTCACATAATGAAATATATCTTTTTACTATCGACATTTTGAATTAATATATATATATTAGTTTTATATATATGTGTTAAAAAAATTTATTTATCTATCTATGCAAAATGGAATTTCATTTATAATATTATTAGGGCGAGATGTTAAAAACATATCTTTTGGAGAATATACGTTAAATACGTTTTCAATAATATATTCAAATAATTGTTTTTTATAATTTGTAGGATTAGAACCTGATTTTGGTGAAGAAGATGATAAATTATATTTGCTCTTTAAATTTTTTCTTTTTTTCATTAATATTTCAATAATCTCATTTAATTCATTCTTTATATCTTCTGAAGGGTCTGCAGAACCTTTGCTACTTCCTGGTTCTTCATTTAAAAAAACAGGCATAATTATAGCATAATCAGAAGTTAATGTTATAATGCTTCTTTTAGATTTAATAATATTTGAATACCCATAATCATAAATCATAATGTTATATCCACAAGCCTTAAGATAAAAGTCTTTTTTGTTGAAAATATAATGGTAATAACCTTTTTCATTATTATAGTTCCATAGAAAGTTTCCACCGTGAGTATCGTTATGAGCATGATTTAAATAATTATGAAAAGTTCCTATTGAAATAAAAGTTTGAAATAAAATATTAAATAAAATGTTTCTATCATTAATTATAATATGATTATTCAATAAAGTATTTAAATCTCCATTAGCTATTTCATTTACACATATCAAAATTTGTTTTGTTGGATAATCTTCTCTTTCGCACAAACATGATTTATACATTATTGGAAAATGTTTAGACTTCTTATTAATAATAATATCTTCGGTAATATTTTTCATTAATGAAACTTCGTAATTATTTTCAGTATTATTTTCCATTATTTTTGTTGCTATAGGAAAAGTACCAAATGAATTAATAATTGATGTTTTATATATTTGACCATTGTAACCTTCACTGCCAATTTTTTTCTCTAAGTTTATAATATTTTTTATTGTAAAACCTTTGTTTTTACCAAACATTTTATCTTCTAAACAATCATCTTCATAAATATTAATTAATTTTTTTTTAATATAATATAGATAAGAAACTCTATTATCTAATGTATATCTATTAATAATTAAATTAGTTTTTAGAAATTTTTGTATTTTTGCAACTTTTAATTCTTTTAATATTTCTGGCATAAAAATAGAATTACTTGATTTTTTTTTTGTTAATACGTTCATATTTGAATAAACTTCTAAAATATGAGAATATAAATAATAATGATAATCAATATATTATAAAATACTACAATTTAGTAAAAACATCTATTTCTTTTTACTAATTCTTCAGGTTTGGGTATATAATTATTATTTCCTATATCTACGTCTTGTGGTATATTTTCACGTAAAAGATTTTTATACATTATATTTTCAACCTCTTCATTCATATATTCGTCAGTCATAAGAAATGTATTTTCTATACTATTATTATTATCATTTTCTACATTACCATAAACCATTGGTACATATTCGTTAAAATTATTATGATTAATATTATCATATCCTTTATAAGGATGTAATACTATTTTATCTTCAGAAATAACACCTATTATTCGTAATACTATTATATTAATATCATCGTCTTTTATAATAGCAACCATTTTAACATGCTTTCCTTGAAATTTACCAGCTCTATATAAAATTAAATCTATATCAAACATATAATATTCTTCGTATTGCGAATGTGTTTTATATCTAAGCATAATATCATGAACTATTTGTATTTTTTGATTTTCATCTTCTCCCGGTAAATCCATAATATTACTATTATTTATTTTATCATAAACAAAATTATATATTTTATTATAATTAATAATTAATTTTTTAATAGTAATTTTATCTTTTATTGTTTTTGGTATTATCCACTCGTTCCATATATTACCATCAATTGCTATTATCAATTCTTCGCAATTATTTTTAAAAACTTCTTTTAATTTTTCATTATATATTTTGTTATTAAATTCGTAATAATAAACATTTACTGCTTCTTTTTTAACATTAACATCATAAGGAATACTTGAATTAATTCTATGTCTATTCCATGGTAATTCACCTGCGTTTTCATACTGGATACGCGTATTTGATGCTATATATTTAGATGGATTATCATATACAACGCCACCATTATTATTCATACCAAAACTTTCAATATTATAAAAGTTTTCTAATTCTAAATATCGCTTTATAACTATGAAAAACATAATAAATAATATTACTATTGAAATTATATTATATATATTTATAACAAAATTGCCTATCATATTTTTATAATCCTCTATAATCTAATAAGGAAATTATTGTGTTTAAATTATTATTTTTTCTGTCTAAAAAATCATTTTCGAATACATAATCATTCTTTAATGGTTTCATTTTTTCAAAATCAGAAGATATGGAACAACAATCAAGATCAGTCGCATCTTCACAATCATAACATAATGGGCTATTTAAATGCAAATCTGTATATTTTTTAAAACCTATTCTTTTAACCCCTACAGGCAATTCACAGTATCCGGTTATACAACCACCCCGTGAATTAGTATATTTTGTATTTTTTTTATAATAAGGACATTCCTCATTGGAAAAGCATTTTTTATCCCATACACTATAATAATTTTTAGGAAGTCCATTTATTTTATATAATGAATCGCATTCATATTTATTTATAACATCGCTATCTCCATAACAGCCATATCCTTTATCAATAGTAATTCCGTTCATATCTTTATTATAATAATCATTTGGAATATCTAATCTTGTAATAAAGTTTTCAACAGACCCTAAAATATCATAATTCATAATAGGAAGTAATGTTAAATCATTGTTTAAATATATATCATAAATATTATTATCTTTTATTTTGCTAAAATAAAATATTGTAGTATTATAATTTTCTTTAATAAAAGGGTAAAATGCTTTTATTCTATTAATATCAACATCTTTCAATCCATTTATGTAAAATTTTATTTTTTTAATATAATTCATATATTCGCTGTCTATTATAATATATGTGAAAAGATAATCAAATTGTTTATCACTTTTTTTCAGATCTTCTGGTAGTATTTTTTTCAATATAACATTTTTTACATCTTGTCTATAACCTTTGATCATCGCTTGAATAAATAAATAATCACTTAAATATGTGTATCCAATAACCTTATCTCTAAAGTCCCATATACAGTCATTTTCTTTTAATTTTGAATTACTTAAACATACAAAAATACCATCTTTATATTTTTCGGATGTTTGTTCGTTTCTAAAAACATATTTGTTTATGTAGGGGTCAATATATAAAACAATATCTTTATTTTCTACACCTATTATTTTACTATTTATAGTATTTGTTTTCTTAATATCATCTATTATTTCAACAAGTTTTTTTGAACTAATCTCGTATGAATTATCTACATTCATTGAATTATCTATAACTATTAGACTGTTATTATCGTATTTTTCATAATTTTTAGCGATTAAACATATAATAGTAAAACATAAAATTATAATTAATATTATAGTAAAATATATTAGTATAATATTCATTTTTTTCTTTCCTTATTAAAATAGTAGATAAAGAATGCTTTCGCGTAAAGTTATAACACTTGTAATATATTTATTTATTATTGCTTTAGTATTTGCAATTCAACCACATATTATGTTCGCAAAAGATGGAAATATTAAAAAATTTGGCAATAACAATGATGAAGAAACAACACTTATTCCATTTTTTCTAATTTTACCAATATTTGCTATATTTGCATATTTAATTATTTTAGTTATAGAAATTATTAACACATAAAACAATTATCATATTATAAATAATATGAATTTAAAAGATAAGGAAATAATAGACAATCTATGTGGGAATAAAGAAATATATAACGATGTATTATTATGGTTAAAAAACTTTGATTATAGTAGTAAAATATCTACAAATAGTTGTGTTATTATCGCAGGTTCTACGTGTATTGGTAAAACATATTCAATTAATAAAATATGTGATTATTTAAATTGTGAGATAATTTCTATTGATAATAGTAATTGCTATTCTTCTTATCAATTAAACGATATTATATATAAATCAACTACTTCTTCCTTACTTCAGCTACTTACAAATAATATTAGAAACAAAATAATAATTGTAGATAATTTTGATTGTATGTTTATGGCTGACAAAACTATAAATTTAACATTATTAAAAATATTAACTGATAAAAAATATGGAAATATACCAATAATATGTATTACTAATAATGATATAATAAAGAAAATAGGAGAAATTAAAAAGGTCTGTAAAATTTATAATTTGCAAATACCGCTAAAAAAAGATATTAATAATATACTTTTAAAAATGGGTCATAATTCTAAAATGATAAAAGTTTTATATAATAATTCAAATGGAAACTTGGAGAAGTTATTTAGTGACTCAACAAAAAAATGCGATGAAATTATATATTCAGATATTATCGAAGATAATAGTGACATAAATATATTATATAATAATACTTTTGATAGAAAAAGAATACATCGCATAATATGTAAAGATATATGGATGATCCCGCTTAAGTTCCATGAAAACCTTATATCTGATTTAAATAAACGCAAAATAACACTAACTCAAAAAAATGAGTTTTATAAAAAGTTTATTGAAATTATTTGTCTTTATGATTATTATACTTTTAATAATAATTCGGAAATATGTATAGGTTTATTGACATCTTGTGTTTTCTATTTATCTCTATTTAAGTATAAAAAAAACTCTGTTTCAAATATTGGAAACTTTACAAAGATATTAAGCTATTTATCTTTGCAAAAAAAAAATATTAAATATGCTTATAATTCCGGTAATTTCCCGTTATATCAAATTTCAAATTATCATATTAATTTATGTAATAGAAAATTTATATGCTTTAATTAGATAATTAAATAAATATGGGAGACAGAGTAGCCTCAAATAACTATAAAGGAGGTGATGTGTTTTCCAATATAACAGATGGTTTTTCGTCTGCTTCAAATGCTGTATCAAATAACAGTATTATTAATAGAGGAAGTAACGCAGTAAATGAAAGTACAAGACTTATTTCTAGTAATGTTAGTAATATTTCTGTAGCAAATACGAAACAAGCTATTACGAACGCTATGAGTGATAGTTCAAGTTCTTTATATTTAATAATTATTTTATTATTTATATCTGCCGTTATTTGCTATATTATATATTATATATTAGCAGATAACGTATTATATCAACAGAGAATTCTCATCCAAGGAACTGATGTTCCTGTTGTTGGAAATGAACTAAAAACATTCGCTTTTAAGCAAACTCTCGAAGGAGGAAATGGAAATAGACGGTCATATTGTTTCTGGATATATATTTTTGACATGGATGTCGGAGATGGAGATTATAGACATATCGCACATATAAGTAGTGAAAAGACCAACAGTCTACTTATAAGTAAAGCATCGCCATATATTATTCTTGATTCTAAATCAAATAAAATTCACGTAAGATTTGCACATGACGATGATGATTTTGGTAAAGAACCTAAATTTGACAATTCTAATTTTTCAAAGTTTCACAGAAGTGGAAATAATGTATGTGGATTTACTATAAACTATATACCTATACAACGATGGGTTCATGTAGCCTTTGTTTTAAATGATGTTGGAAATGGTTCTGTCGCAGTATATTTAGACGGACATTATACCGAAAATCCCGTAGAAAAAGAATCTACATTTAATATACATAAATTATTATTAAGTCATACTGGAAATTTACATGTTGGTGGCGATGGTAACCTTTTTAATGGATTTTCAGGATTATTAAGTAAGTTTGTTATGTTTAATCATGATTTGAATAGCAATGATATATTTAAAGAATATAACGCTGGTCCATTAAATGGTTTAATGGCTAGATTAGGAATTGGTGCTTATGGATTGAGAAACCCTGTTTATAAATTAGAATCTTCTGAAGTTGTTACATAGTTTTAAAAAAAGAACAACTTTATTATTTTTATTTCCATATTTTAAATAGATAGGTGAATAATAAAAATGGCCGAATATAACCCTTTGCCTCAAATTATTATTTCTTTAATAATTTTAATGTTAATGGGATATTTTGCTTATAATGTATATATTATGGAATTACACAGTATGTTAAAGGGTAATAAGGATATTAGAATCCAAACAGATATTACAAAAGGTATAATAGATTTAGGTATATCTGGAGAACAAATGTTTAATACTGTTAATAAAGGACACGTATCATATATGAATATAAATCCTTCAACTAATCAGCAAGGTGGTGCAGAATATAGTTATAATTTTTGGTTATATGTTGATAAAAACGAATTATCAACGCAAAATACTGATAAAAAAGATATTGTACTTTTTTTCAAAGGAGAAAAAGAACTTTATTATAATCAAGATGTTAATTATAATTGTTCATCAAATGATATAGGAGAGAACATTATCGTAACTAAAAATCCTCTCGTACGAATAAACTTTGATGCTTCAAAACTTGTCGTAGATTATAATAATATTTATTCAGTAGATTCTTATCAACATAGGTCAAGATATGAAAAATGTAATAATTTTTCGAAAGCATCAACATGGAATGAAAAAAATAATAATATGTTGGGAGTATATGATATTAACTTTAATCGCAAATGGTATATGGTAACAATTGTTATGAGAGAGATATCAGAAAAAAATAATGTACTTTCAAATAATCGTGCAGAATGCAAAATATATATTAACGGATATACAGTTTTTAATAGTAAAGTAGAAACAAAATATAATGGTGAGATTTATTCAGCAACATCTAAAAATAATAAATCTCCATTTTATATTAACCCTTCTTTTAATAATAAAAGTAGTATCAAAGACGATAGAAAAGATAATTTCTTCAATCCTACCCTTGCAAATTGTTTAAAAATTGGAGATATTAAATATTATAATTATGCTATTAATGATGATATGATAAGTAATTTAATGAGTGCTGGTTTAAGTAAAAAAGTATATGAACCTATAGTAGTAAAAGAAGAAGATGAATATAGAATGGTTACACCAGACGATTTTCAAAGTAGCGATATAAAAGAACTTTAAAATATATATTATAATATATATAATGCCACCCAGAATATCATTGGTAGAATTATATAATTTAAAAGAAAAAAAAGATTATGTTAAGTTTATAACTTTTGATTATATTATAGAAAGTTGTCATAAAAAAATAAAAAACAGTGCTTCTATCGGAGGTATGAATATATTTTATGAAATACCATTTTATATATACGGAAAACCACTTTATAAAATGAAAGATTGTATAGAATATATTTTAGAATCTTTGCGAAAAAATGGATTATACGTCCAAAGATTACAAGAGCCAAATACAAATATGATATATATATCTTGGAACCCGAGTGAGATACCTTCAAAAAAATGTTTAAAATAAATGTAAATATTATAAATGGAAAGATATTTTTATTTAATACACATAATAATTCCTATATTTATTGCATGTATTGTTAATTTATATATTTTTAAAAAAGGAGAATATAAAGAATATAATATTAAAAATAAATATTTACCAGAAGGTTATATTATAGGAATTATATGGACTATAATATTAGGACTTCTTGGATACGTTCATTATTTAACACATAATAGTATAATTTCTATAATTATTATTATTGTAATAATTTATTGTTCTTTATATCCTTTATTAACATCAAAATTAAACAATAAAGAATCTATTAAATATAATTTATTAGGTTTATTATTAGCATTTTTATTATTTATTTTAATAATTTTAAAATATAAAAAAGATAAAATGATATATGTTTATATATTACCATTGTTAATTTGGAATATATATATATGTATAGTTACTATATTTTTTAATGAAAATATAAAAATATAAACAAAACATAGAATACTTATTTTTATTACAAACCGTTATTAAAGTCTTTCCAATCTTTATTAACTGTTCTTCTATTCTTTAAAGCATATCTGCTATCGCGACTTCTCGACTTTTGTGTTTTCAAACATTTTTCTTTATCAATATCATTATGTTTTTTAACACTTCGCGGAATTTTAACAATATCTTCTGGATTGTTATATTTATTAAAATAGTTATTAAACATACGAGCGTTGATATTGCGAGAAGTTGCCACAGTAGTCATTATCTTATAATAATAATATATAAAAGACGACCTATCAATTTTTATTTTATATATGTATAGTTACTATATTTTTTAATAAAAATATAAAAATATAAACAAATAAAAATATAAAAATATAAACAAATAAAAATATAAAAATATAAAAATATAAACAAATAAAAATATAAAAATATAAAAATATAAAAATATAAAAATATAAACAAATAAACATATAATACTTATTTTTATTACAAACCGTTATTAAAGTCTTTCCAATCTTTATTAACTGTTCTTCTATTCTTTAAGGCATATCTGCTATCGCGACTTCTCGACTTTTGTGCTTTCAAGCATTTTTCTTTATCAATATCATTATGTTTTTTAACACTTCGTGGAATTTTAACAATATCTTCTGGATTGTTATATTTATTAACATAGTTATTAAACTTACGAGAGTTGATATTGCGAGAAGTTACCATAGAGGTCATTATCTTATAATAATAATATATATAAGACTACCTATCAATTTTTATTTTATATAAAGATTTTTTTTATATAAAGATATTTATTATTTTTTATATTAATATGACCAATTACTCAATTTGTTTATCATTTATAGGAAAAACACAGATATATTTGAGAGATTGTATTTATCAAATTAGATTATTTACAAATGTACCAATATATTACATATATGACGATTATAATGATGAAATTGTAAATGAAATATTTAATAAATATAAAAATATATTTTTAATAAAATACGAAGAAGTAATTTCAAAAGATTTTAATATACTGGTTGAAGAAAATATAAAAAAATTTGTTATCGTAGATAATATTGGAGAACGCAAACAACTTTTTATTCGTTCTTTTGAAAGATTTTATTTATTATATAATTTATGTATAAAAAAAGAATTGAAAAATGTTTTATTCATTGAATTAGATAATTTAATATATGAAGATCCTATTAAATGGATTAATCATATTAATGAAAATAAGTTATGTTTCATGATTGATAATCATTTGAATAAAACATGTTCTTCTGGTATTTTTTTTATGAAAAGGTTAGAATATTTAAAAGATTTAATAGATTATTTCAATTATTTTATTTTAAATAATACTGGTTTTATTAGCGAAATGAGAGCATTGTATAATTTTTATGAAAACAATATAGAAAAAGTTTTTATTTTACAAACTCATTATGATATTTTACCATATTCTTTAAATTATAAAAATACATTTGGTGTTTTTGACAGTTCTTCTATAGGTATATATTTATTTGGTTATGATATATGCCATACTAAATCTATTATTGTTAAATATGAAAAAAATATTTACTCTTACATTGATTATACCAATAATAGATTTATTTGGATAAATGATAGTAAAGATAGAAAGATACCGTATGTTTTAAAAAACTCTGGTTGCATTGTTAAAATTAACAATCTGCATATTCATTCTAAAAATTTAAATGAAGCTATATCAAAATGAGTACATAATTAATTATATATTGCAAAAAATATAAAAAAGTAAAAAAGTTATATATAATTAATTATGTACTCAAATATTAAAGAAATAAATAAGTTCTAAAAAATGAAAAATAAATAAAAATTTGATAGTGGTAGATGAAATAATTATCATCTACCAAAAACAAGAAAAATAAGCAAACGACCCAACGCGACAAATTTGATATAAAAGAAATGAAAAACGCGAATGATAAAAAAGACTTGGTTATAAGCATTAGTAACAATTTTACAAAAATAATACATATTAATGAGATAAAAGAAACTATATTGTATTGGGGTGGAAATGGGGCAGGCGATAGATTTGCAAATAAAATGTTTAATTATACTGCTATTTACCTTAATAAATCGATAAAATTATATAGTGAGAATGATAATGATATAATACCAGAATATTTACTTAACAAATTTTTAAATGTTAATACAGAAAAATGTAATGGTATAATTGGTATATTCGTTCATTCTTTTAGATTAAACATACAAATAAGACCTATAAGTAAAGATATAGGAATAAATATTAGAGGTTTAAGTTGTGTTATCTGTGGAACACAGAAAACAGTATGCGATCATAAAAATGACTTATATAATGACGAAAGAGTTTTATGTGAAAAAACACAATTGCTTTCTGATTTTCAACCATTATGTAATCATTGTAATCTACAAAAACGACAGATTTGTAAAATAGATAAAATATATTCTGCTAAAAATATACAAAGATATAAAGTTTATCCATTTGAGTTTCCTTGGGAAAAAAAAGTATATGATAT